TCATTGTGGCTCGTTCCGCTGCCGCTCTGCCTGCCAGCGCTCGAAGTCAGCCCGGACGGCCGGATCCTCGAAGGCTCTGGCTGTGGCCTTGAGTACCGTGCGAGCCAGAAGGTCAATCTCATGCTTGGGTATCAGGTCGACCTTGATTTTCTGGCAATCGCATCGGCCTCCGAGGGTGTTGTCGATGCCACAAATGGGACAGATCACGTGCAAGGTCTTGCTCATGCGCTTCCTCCTTCCTGTGGGCCGGCAGGTCGACCGCCGGCACCCACGGCCCTGAAGGGCCTGTCTTATTTTACCACAAACTAGAGAGGAGCAGTCCACCAGTTCGAGGAGGCTGCGCCTGTCTTGCTGGCTATTTGCCCGAGATTTCTGCCCACAGCTTCGAGGCGTAGGCAAAGCCCTCGATAAAGCCCTGCGTCTTTGCGTTGCCCATAGCGCACTTCACGGCACTGTCGATGTCCCTCTCGGTCATGGTCTCTTTGCCAGATATGCCGGCCGTAAAGACGGCGACGGTTCATCGTACGCAGCGTCAAAGATGCTCTGGTCGAAGGTCTTGGATGCCTCTGTGTTTGAATACTCGTAATAAAGCTCGATTAAGTTGTTGAACATGGTTTTTCCTCCTTTGATTTTGTCCGGCCTGTGGCCGGTATCTTTTCATACTTCTGCTTATCTTCTGTTGACGGAAATATCACCTGCCGCGGTGTTATTCATGACAATGCTCGAATTACTGACGTTGTTGGCAATGGCTACGCTGCCGCTGATACTATTAGCCACTATGCCGTTGTTAAAGAGTACGACGTGCCCACCCATTCCGACCGAGTTGGAGAGCTGGCCAGCTGCCATACTCAACATGAAGGCCGCCAGCTTCGGAACGGTGGTACCGAGCCGAGCTGCTGCTGTTTGTACGCCTGCCCACTCGTCAGGTGTTAGCTGGACGGTGAGCCGGTGAGACCGCTGGATCGTTTGAATTGCTTTACCGTCCTGCATCGAATCCCTCCTTGCTTGTTTTTGACTGGTCGCGGCTGATGGCCTTATCGCGCGGCCATCCCTTCCCAGTACGGCCTCAGTAGGTCGCCGATCACGTCGCGGTAGCTGCTGGCGTGTGTTAGGCAGTTGTTTGATGGCCTGAACTCGAAGCCGTGCCGGACTGAGTCTTTAACCGCTTTTTCGTACTCTGCCTGTTCCTCTTGCGTGCGTGTGCTGTATTCGTGCAGCAAGCGGACGAGAGTGGCGTCTTTGACTATGTTGCCAGCATTTTGAACTAATGCGGCTCGGATGTTTTCGACATAGCCCTTGGAGAAAATGGCGAGATCGGTGATGAACTCGTCGGACATTTCCGCGGGAGTTGCCGGCTTTTGAATGGCAGCGAGCTCGGCCTTCAGGGTAGCGACTTCGTTTTCAAGCTTCTCCATAGCTTCCTTATGGGTGATGATCCCCTTGTAAATCCGCTCAATGCCTGCCATGTCGTGCGCCTTGTAGAAGTCAGCGATCTGCTGCTTGTTGCTGAAAAATTCGCTATTCATGTAAACATACTCGATGCGCTCATAGCACTCGGGGGCGGTGGTTATACCGACCAGCTTGTCAAATTCGTGTTTTTCCATGGTATTGCTCCTTTCGTTTCGGCCGGCCATGTGGTCGACGCACTTGATTTGCTGTCCTCTTGAGTATGATTATAAAGGTTTTCCTTTATAATGTCAAGGTTATTCTTAAAGGTTATCCTGTATATTATCAATGGTTGGTTTATAATATACAGAATTTCCTTGACGCATGGATAAATATAGCCTATACTGTAGACAGAGGTGATAATGATGACGAATGCACAAAAAATCAAGATGGCCATTGCATACAAAGGGAAAAGCGAGGCATGGCTGGCTAAAGAGATCGGAACGACGCCGCAGGCGTTTAACCAACGGATGAAAACAGATAAATTCTCTACTTCTGAGCTTGAAAATATCGCCAAAGCGTTGGGGGCTGTGTATTCTGCGGCGTTTGAATTTCCAGATGGTACTAAAATATAGGAAGCGCAGAAGGGCGTCGCTTCAACCGACTCCCATAGTAATCATAACAAGAGGGCGGGCACCCCACACTGGGCCCCGCTCTTTTTTCATCTTGCTGCTGCGTACGCTGGACGTCGTGCGGACGTCCTGCCGATGTCAGACGGATGTCCAGAGAACTGAAGCATCCAGAACACAAAAGGCCCGTCCGGGGCTTCTCCTCGGGCGGGTTCTGCTTTATTTACCGTCTTGTTGGCGCCAACAGGTCGGAGCCCGGAGCCGTGAGCTCCAGCCTCCCCATCAGTATTCGCTCGGGAATAGGATCGTCGTGACGCTCCGATCCCATTCGGTGATGATCCAGATTGTGCCTCTACTGGTCGGGTATGCGGCCAGCACCCTCTCGCCGACCTTGACCGCCTGATCGTTCTGCTCACTGTCCTCGGGGCAGAGGTCGCCCCAGTCGTTCCGCTGGTATCGATCGAAGGCAGCCGAGATCTCCCGGGCGAACATCGGATCGCTCTCCATTTCATCGGCCACCCCCCTTGTGGCCACCAGCCTGCCGTACTCCATGTGCTCGTCCCCCTCTGCTTCGATGTTTGAGTCCATAGTACCGCGGCGGCCGGCCGGTAGTGAAGGCGTACCGGTGGGTGATCTGTGCCTTCCATCCTCCGGCTGGTGAGTCGGTTCGGCCTCCGATCCGAGTGTGATGGCGTCAATATCGACGTCACTCGAGGAGAGAGGAGGTAGACCATGATCATCGCTACCCAGTACACCATCGAATACGACGAGCCCCGCGGCGCTTATCGACTCCGTGGCCAGAAGGCGCCCTTGTGCCCGGACTGCGGCCTGCTGCTCTCCGGGTATGATACGAGGCGGCGCCATGTGATTGACGGTACCGGGGTAGCCCGCTGGTTCCTGCTGCGGCGTCTCCGCTGCCCGAGCTGCGGCAAGCTCCACCTTGAGGCCCCGGACATCATGCAGCCCAAAAAGCATTATGAGGCCGCACTAATTGACGACGTGCTGGCCGGCCGATCGGAGAGCTGCCCGGCAGACGACTCGACGATCCGGCGCTGGCGTGTCGGAAAACACCCACCCGGTTCGCCTGTCCACGATGACGCCGGGGCGGTATGCTCTTTACATACCGAAGTAAACCAAAGTAAAGGAGGAGACTGATGAAGAAAAAGCATATTTTAATCGCTGCCGCGGCCTTATGCGCCGTAGCCGCCATCGCTGGGGCGGGTGCTATCGGCTTTCACCTTGGCCAGCAGACGGCCATTACAGCCCCAGCCTCTGTGGAGACGGTTCTCGCACAGGCTCAGGATGTGGGTTCTATTGCGATCCCCGGCTTTGACCGCATGACCATAAAGGCAGGCCAGACCGCTCAAGAGGTCACACTCTACAATCCAGAGAAAAATGAGTGCTATTTTGTCCTGACCATGTACCTGCCGGACGGCTCAGAGATCTATCACTCCTCGAAGCTGGCCCCAGGCGAGAAGCTGGAGTCGTTCGAGCTGGAGCGGCCGCTGGCAGCCGGAACATACGAAGGCGCGACGCTGCGTTACGCCTGTTACGACTTTGAGGATCTGGATCCTCTGAACGGAGCCGATATAAAATTTAAATTGGAGGTAGAGCCATGAAAAAAAGAGCTTTTTCCCTTGTCCTTGCTGTCGTCATGCTTTGCAGCATATTCCCATTAACGGCCTCGGCCGAAAATGCGGACTCGGCAAGCCTTGACCTGAGCTATACCGTCGAGCCGTCGGCTGAGCCTGAGCCACCGGCTGAGCCCGATCCGGCCCCTAGTGAGTCTGATCCGCTGGCCGGCCCCTATATGGTCAACATACCCTCGAGCGTTGGACTGAATTATGAGCATGACATTGTTTTCACGACGCAGAGCAATTATATTGCGGATAATGAGAGGCTGGTCGTCTCGATCGACGCCGCCCGAACATTCGAATACCCCGAGGGACTGTTTTACCTCTACTACAGCGAGGGTGATACTACATACGGCCGCATGGAGTGCGTCCTGAAGCGGGGGGCGTCCTCAGATTTCTCCACGCGCCCTTCGGAAGTGTTGACCGGGCCAGAGGATGCAGTTGTCGCCACGTTCAAAAATGACAGACCGGCAGCCGATACATACGGGTGGCTGGCCTTCGAGCCGATCGTCACAAAAGACAACGTGCCGGGGACATATACCGGCACCATATACTTCAAGATCAGCGTGGTCAGCGAATAACCACTCCGGGCTCGGGGCATCCGGGCCCTTTTCCGTGCTGGTCGCTTTTGGTCGCCGGCGCCGCCATTGTGCCGAAGCTGCCTAACGGCCGCCGGATCCGGCCTTTTTCGCCTGTCTGGAGCGAGTAGGAGAGGCCCGGACAGGGTGCAGGTCATCCAGTCCGCTGCCGTTGGCCTTACTCAGCCGTAGAACGCGACAAAGCCCTCCCCGATGACGGAGAGGGCGATGATGTGAAGCCGGTTGGCTCCCTATATCGTTATGGTGCCCCGGTCGACCGCGTCGAGGACGGCATCGAGGTGCCGAAGGGCGTTGCTGTGGATCCTGAAGGTTTTAGCGAGATATGGCCTTTAAAGCCTGTATAATCGCCGTTTCCTCCGAATAGGGCGTAGCAATATCTTCCCACCGTGCCAGATCTAAATATCTGAGGCGCACAACATAGCGCTCGGTTGGGTCAGAGAGCTGGTTCACGAGCTTCTCAACCTTGTCCCGCATTTCTTTTTCCTTGGCCATGCCTCCTTCACCGTCCGCTCCAACAGGGTCGCTATCATCTGATCGGATGCCGTGGGGGTTTGGAGCGTCATCAATCGCTCCAGCCTTTTGAGTTGCACGTCGTTATCCCTGAGAAGATCCGAAAAGCTGCTGAGAATGGCCTTGGATCGGGGGTCTCGGGTGTTTTCAGTTCTCGCCATTGTTATTTCCTCCTCACTGTGGTATAATTTGGCTAAGTTGCATAGCGGAAAATTGGCGGGCGGTCGGGCCTGCCTTTTTTCTGCCCATTATACCCCAGCCCACAAGTCTGCCCATTTGCTTCTCGTCTTGGCCCGCTGCTCTGCTTCGGCGGTCTTTTTTTTCTGCCATGATCAGCTTCTCCACGGTTATCTCCACCGAGCTGCTGCCGGAGTTCTTAAAGCGGGTGAGGTTTCCGTGGTATGCGTATTGGTCGATGATGTCGCGACGCTCTGCCTGAAGCCGGCTGTCCCGAGCGAGCATACGGAGAGCTTTGGTCTCGATCTGCCGGATCCGTCCACTTGAGAGCGACCGCTCAGCGGCCACGGCTTCCATCGTCATATCCTTGTAATACCTGCTGCGGATCACCTGCTCCTCGACGTCCTTCAACTCACGGAGGCATGTCTCGAGCAGCTCGTGAAGCCGCTGCCGCTCCAGATCGTCCTCGACCTCCTCATATGGAAGCAGCGAGCCCGGATCCGCGAGCATATCGGCGAGATCTATGTCCCCATCCTCTCCCCGGGGGGCGTCGATGCTCTCGGCTCTGTTGAGCGCGTCGCCGCTCTGCCATACCCTTGTCTTTGTTATTCTTATTTTTAAGGCTTTTTGCATCTGGCTTTTAATCGAGAGTCGGCAGTATGTCGAAAACGTAAAGCCTGTATCTGGATCGTAGGCTCCGATGGCGTTGAGAAGGGCAAAATAGCACTCCTGTTCCAGATCCTCGAGCGTGACGCCGGTCGAAGCAGCTCGCTCTTGGTATGTGGTGCTGCCGAAAAACATGCGGCGCAGTATAAAGAAAAGCAGGTATTTCACCTGCTCCCATAGCTCGGGCAGCAGCTCACACTCGCCGGCCTTGATCCTGATGGCCAGTTCTTCGTTGGTCATAATGTTCACCTCCTGCTGTCGTTGCATAGCAGGAAGGCAGCGCGCGCCGTGATGCTCACCCTGTCGGCACCTTGGCCGAGGTGTCTGACCGGTGCCCGTGTGAGGCGGCTGCGCTGCGGTTATGTAGTGAGGGGGCGACGGTGTCGGCGTCGCCATACTGGTGGGTGGGCATCAGGCCGTGGGCATGGTGCTCCAGACCAACTCATGGAAGTCCTGCTCCGTGATGTATCCCTTTTCGGCGAGGGCTCGATCAGCAGGGCGGCCTCTTCCGGCGTGTTCTCTGCGCGGAGCATAAAGGCCAGCGTCTCATTTGCCGGCGCCTGCGACCAGCCGCGGGCCACGGCCTGCTCAAAGAGCTTGAGGAGTGGAGCTATTTTCTCATCGTCCAGCTCGTGCCCATTGTGGTGCTGGCGCTTGAGTCTCATAACTGTGCAGAACAGCGCCTCTTGCCAGTTCCTCGGGACTGCTTCATATGGGATATGCAGCGCCATGAGTACCCGGTGGGCGACGCTGCCTACTTTGACTTTAATCATCTTTTTCTCCTCCTATTCGTTCACCTTTTTCCTGTCGGGCTCGTACCTGTACTCGGCGAGCCTGTTCAGGGCGGCATATACTTCAGTTTGTATGACAACAGAGGCTTCAGCCGCGCTGTGGATGCCTGTGAGTTTGGGAGCGATCACGTCAGGGAGAGTCTCGGCCTCGTGCCTGATCGTTCCCATAAGGTCATCGAAGCCGGCAGCGACCACCTCACTCGGGATCAGGTTGCTCTCGAGTTGCCTGTACTCATGGGCGGCCATATCGGCCTTGCTGCGCTTCAGGTCTGCCTCGGCTTCGAGCTTCACCTCCTCCCACTTGTTGACCTTGGCGGCTTTGCCTCTGCCTTTTCCGTGAGGTGTTTGATATACCGCTGGATCGTCGGCAGCAGGTCGTATTTATACCCGCCCTGCCGGCTGACGGCATGAATGACACCGTTTCTGGTCAAGGTCTGCACCCACTGGATGCTCACCCCGAAAAGCTGGGCAATCGTGGAGCTGCCAACGAGCTTGGATGTCGTTTTCTCTGACATGATGGCCTCCTTCCTGAGCCTCGTGGGCTCTGTGCTGTGTTTGCTGGCTTAATTCTTGGTATTGTGGCGACTGGATACCGGCCGATAAAGATCGGGGCCGGTTATGCCGCGCCTATGCCGATCGCTGATCGTCTGGTGGTTGATGCCACTGAGCCGGGCCGCCTCGGCGATCGGGACGAGCTGCCCCTCGTACTCGACGAGGGTGTTGTTCCGCTTGTTGAGGTTTTGCTCGGCTGCCGTTATCCACCGGCAGTTCCCGGGGCTATATGGGCCGTCGTTGTCCAGCCGGTCGAGTGACAGATCCTCGGTAGCCGTTGGCCAAAGCCCAGTCTCGAAAGGGGATGAACATCTCCCACTCAGAGCAGACCGTGATCCCACGTCCGCCGTAGTCCTTGTAGACCTTACTCCTCTGGTTATGGCAGCGCTGCCGGAGCCCTGTCCATATACGGAAAAGGCGCGTACCGTGCCATTGTGTATCGTGTTGCGGTCAATAGCGTGCTCGCGGGCCAGATCTCGAAGGAGGCAGCCGCATGACTTTTTACTCTTGCTCTGAGATCGCACATTTGAACGTTGACCGCCTCTCCGCAGTCGCAGCGGCAGATCACTCGCGCCCGGTGCCTTGTGTCGTAATATATAACGCTCTCGACTGTGAGGCGCCCGAAACGCTGGCCGACCAGTTCCTCGCGTTCCTGATCGAGGATTATCTGCATCCCCTCCCGGAAGCCACGGCGAATTGTCGACTCTATGAAGCGTATCGTCCTCTTTTGCGGTGTTGGTGTGTTTGTCTTAGTCTCCAAAGTTAACCTCCTTTCTGAGCCCCTGTGAGGGCCTGTATTGCTTTTTATTTTGTGGGAAGGTTTACCCCTCCACGGTTATATTTCTCGCCTACGTGGGCTGTATTTTCAGGCTGACACCTATCCGGGACAAAGCAAAGTGCCCAAAAAATTGTCCCTAAAAAATTGATGATTCTTGGGCTCGCCAGCACCACAAAGGGCAAAGGTCGTGTCACAGTACCTTCCAGCGCTTGGACGGTCGCCTGTGCCCGTGTAGGCGCTCCTGCGGCTGCTTTATCGTTTTAGTGCGGCGTTGGTGTTGGGTGTAGGCCTTGGCTTGCTGCGTGGCGTGATGGCCGCTCTGGTGGGGCCCTTCTGCTACGTTACTTGGGTTTAGTTCCGAGCTGCCGCTTCATGTTATGGTCAAACCTTTTCCCGATCTCCTCGTTTAACTTCTCGGTGAGCTTGGGCGCGACGCGCTCACTGGTGATCATCTGAGGCATGGCGATCGTCGTAAACTTCTTGAGGTCGGTGCGGCTCTCACTCATACGCTGGAAGGGGATCCAATTCACGCCGCCCTCCTTGGCGTTCCCTGTCCCCATAAGGATGTTGTGGGAACGCTTGGCGAACGGGCCGCCCGGGGTTCTGGTATTGTAGTACCGACCGATGACCTCGGTCTTGCCCTTGAGGACTTGCTGCTTCAGGGTGTACTTCTTGCCCTTGGGTGGGCTCTTGGGTGTCATGCCAAAGTGGGTGGGTGTCAGCATCCGGCCGGTATAGACGAGGCTCAGGTTCTCCATGGTCTCGCCCTCGACTTTGATGGTGCCGGCCATCTTCTTGGGCTTGCCTGACTCCGCCTTTGAGGGGACTATCTCGGTCTTTTTGATGTTGTAGACCTCGGTCACTATCTGCGCCACCCACCCGGGCCCGCGGCTCTTGGTATCGCTCACCGTGTTCTGCACGGCCTTCTCGGCGCCTACATAGATGCCCTTCAGATCGTCAAATGCCTTGAGGGCTTGCTTGGGCACCTTCCCGCGGAAATAGTTCTTTGTCTTTTCGAGAATTATATCCGGGGCGCCGCCAGTGGCGATACTCTTGAGAGTCTCTAACTTCTCGGAGATCTCCCGTGCCTGCTTTCGGATGGCGGCCTCCAGCTTGCTCTTGATTACGAGCTCGTACTTGATGCCGCCGATGTTTTGCTTTATTTTCATACTGCACCTCCTTGGATGTTCTCACTCTCTCAATGTGGCCAGAGTCTCCCGCTCGTGTTGAAGGCCCACGGGCGGTTGATCTGGTCGGCCTGCCTGCGAGGCACGTCACCTTCTCGTCAGTAAGAGAGGAGGGATGCCCCGCTCCCGGGGCTGTGGTCTGGCCTGCCTATTAGCGGGCCGCTGCGACGGCGATGACGTCGGCCGTCTCCTTTTGTAGTATGTGATCGGCCTCGGTGGCCGCTATCGCCTCTATGGGTGTTCCTTGTGTGCTGTCCTCGATGACATCGACCAGCGTGTCGGATGCGAGGAGCAGTGTGGGACGTATGCCAGTATGGCTATAATGAGCAAGTGCCCGGTTGAGTATGGTACCATCGCTCCGTATGGCAAGGAGGTAGTCATGCGACACAGCAGTCTCCCGTGTCAGCGTCCACCACACTGTACCGATCGGCTTGATGATGTCGCGGTGCCGACGGTACTGCTCGATCGTCAGAAGGGCCACGCGGTCGACGGACTTCTCTCTGAAGGTGCCATCTGCTGCCTTTAGATCGACCTCCATGCTCAGGATCCTGTTGGCCTGATATCCGGCTGCCATTTCCAGCTCCTCGAGAAATACGATGTTCAAGAATTTGCGGGCGCTGCTGTCGCGCCAGTCAGCCCGATCCTGTCGGTCAAACGCCCTGTACTTGGCGAGGTCTTTCATGAGTACCAATGCCGCCCTGTGGCAGGTTTCAAGAATGATCCACTCGTGCCCGGCGAAGGTGAAGGTCTGGCCTCTGTTTAGATTTATGAGCTTTTCCATGGTTTGCTCGTTCCTTTCATTCCGGCGTGGTGCCGGTTATTTGGTAGCCTGCCCGCCGGCCGGGAGGGAGGTGTGCCGCTCCCGGATCCGGCGGCGGCCTGTGGGTTGTTACTGCTTGCCGGGGTTCTTTAGGCTGTTGTAGAGAGCGCCGGCTTCAATACCAGCCTTTTCCTCCTCGGTCAGCTCGTGCCCCAGCGCTATGCGCCGGAATATTTCAAAGCGGGCCTGCTCGTCGGCAGAAGCGCCGGGCCCGGGTTTCATGGCCAGAAGGGCGGCCTGCTTTTCGTCATCTGTGAGGTTCTGGAACTCTTTGTATGTCAACATTATGCTTTTCCTCCTTTCTGCTTCAGTAACGCACGACCAGCGGGGGTATTCTCGATCCTCTGATGTTGCCCTTCATGAAGCGCAGCTTGGCATCGTCATCACTGCCGGCGTGGTGGCCGGTTACATCGATCGGGCCGTTGTGCTGCTCCTCGATGCTCACTCGCTTCCGGGCTATGGCATCGGGTACGGACTTGCGCTGCGCCCTGAGCTCAGCGGGGCCCGGTCTTTGGTTATGAGGTCGGCTATCTCGCCCAAAATGCCGAGGTATGCCGTAGTTGCGTCGCTGTCGGTGTCGATGGCTTTCAGCAGATCCTCATAGGTATCGCTTACAGCCTGATACGCCTCATCGCTCCCGTGGTGATCGGTCAGGGTGCCATCCGTCAGAGCTGCGGCCCGGCGCTCCAGTTTGCTGATCTTCCCGTAGAGAGTGGTCAGCTCGTCGTCGAGCTTGTTGTACTCTTTCTCGTTACCTGCCAGCTTCTCGAGGCTGTGGCCTTCTTGACAGCTTCCTCCTCGAGCAGCCGCTTCTCCTTCTGGAGCTCGGCCGCCTTGTCGGCTGCGCTGCTGGCCGCGTCCTTGCTCTCGTCCTCGTAGCGTCGGACGGCGTTTTGGTGTTTGGTGGTTGCCTGCTGAAGTGCCTCATGCGGGGCATCGCGGAGGCCGTCCCTGAGCTCCTCGAGCAGCTTCAGGATCGTGGCCTTTTTCTCCTGCGCGGTTTTGATGGTCATGGTCTGGTTTGTCATGGGGTTTACCTTCCTTTCATGTGGCTGTGCCCGTTTTATGGTGTTCCTGCTTATGGGGTATGGTGTCAGCCAGCAGGATGCTGATACCGTGTCGGTCTGCGCTCGCTTTATGGTCTCATGTCATGGCCAGCGCCCGAACAATCGTCCATGATGGTGAGATAGCGGCCGAGCTTCTCGTTATACCCGACAGCGACCGGGGCGCCACACTCCACACACGTGGCGTCAAATGCGGGATCCGTGATGTTGGTCTGGTATTTGAAGAATTTGCCGCACTCACAGCGTACCTCGACCGCTCTGAGCTCCGGCGGCAGCGGGGTGTATTTCCCACACTCAAAACAGTGATAATGGTCGATGGGCTTGTGTGTGAAAAAGCCCCGGATCAGGCCGCACTTACGGCACTTGACGATCAGGCCGCCGGTATACTGGGGCCGCTCCTTTTTCTTGGCTGGCGTCCGGCTGGGCGCCGTGTCGTTTGTCTGCATTGTCTCATCCTCCTTCGGTTTAATGTATGGCTGCCGGGTTTATCTACCCATGAAGCGGCGTCCCGGGGCCAGCGCGACGGTGTTGCCGCGGTTCCGATCGGGTCGCACGACTGCGGTCTGGCTGGGGGAGCGGATCGTGGTGCCCATGATCGCCGTCCTCTGGCTGGCCTGCTGTTCGTTCCGGCAGTCGCACGACTCTTGAGGATCCAGCGAAGCGTTGCAGATCGGACAAGTCTTATAAAATGCCATGGTATAGCCTCCTCTCATGTGTGATGGTTCTATGTTCGGCCGGCCGTGGGGCTGGTGCAAGACGTCTATCTTCAGCCGCAGGGCGGGCGTTCTTTTCGTTGTGCTTACTGGACTGATCCGTTCCTGAAGGCCCGCCGGCCATCCCTCTCCAGCTTTCTCCGTCCAGAATAATCACGCGGCACATCTCGTTAAGCCTGTCGATCGTAGCCTCGGCTGTAACGCTGTCCCGGGTCGCCTGCGGCGTCATCCGGGCGATCAGTGCCTTGCTATCGTAGTTGGTGGTGACGATCGTCGGCAGGTATGCCTCATACCGGCCGTTCACGATGTTATAGACCGTTGAGACGGCCCACTCGGTCGGCTGCTCTTTGCCCATGTCGTCGATGACAAGAAGAGGTACGGTCTTGTATAACCTGAGTATGCTGCCCTCGTCGACGTCTCCCTTGGCAAATGTCCGCTTTATACGTTCGAGCAGGTCGATCATGGTCATGCAGATCACGGGGGTGCCTTGCTTTATGAGCTGGTTGGCGATCGCCGCTGCGAGGTGAGTCTTGCCTGTGCCCATCGGGCCCACTATAAAGAGGCCGTTGCGTCCGGGCTCTGGTTGTCCCTGCTTTGGCAGCAGCTCAGCAAATCCCTCGGCGTACCGCTTGGCCGCCCGTGCTGCGCTCTGGTTCTTTGCGGTGATCTGGAAGGTGTCAAACGTCCGGCGAAGGAAGCGTTCACCCATCCCGGACTCGCCGATGATCTTGCGGATCCGCTCGTTGAGCTTCCGATCCTCCTCAGTCCTGCGCTCAGCTTCCTCCTTGGCCAGCCGTTCGGCCTCGGCTTTTTCGTATGCTGCGACGGCCTCCGGCAGGTGCAGCGCTCCGGGCCTGCTGGCGACCAGTAGACTTTACTGCCGAAGCTGAAGCCCTTGGTGTACCTCATGGCCCCACAGTATTCACATGGGACGGGCTGCGGCGGGTTCATGCCTTCAGCTCGCGGATCGTTGCTCATTATGTAGTGTTCGTCCTCGTCAAGTTGGGCGGTGTCACTCCTCGTCATCCTCTGCAATGTGCCAGCCGTCAAAGTTGAAGGACTGCCGGCTGTTTTGTTCAGTATGCTGCTGATCGGCTCCAGTGCCATATTGTGTGCCTCCTTTCGGTTTATCGCTGTCGTACCGGCCCTCGAGCACTTTGGTAAAGTTGGTCGGTCTCATGATCCAGTCGAAGTCTGCGCTCCAGTTCCGGTCGTTCTGACCTTTTAAGAAGTTGCTGGCTTCGGTCTTTTGGAATAATGTCCTAAAGGTTTCGAGATCCTTGTATGTTTTCCAGCGAGCTGCCACGGCTTTGCGCCTTTGGCCCTCGATATTGATTACTGATGAATAACTCACGCAGATCTCATTGAATAGCTGCCTGATTTTCTCAAATGGAACGCTGTCACGCTTTTGAGAGAGAGACTGCTCTGCCCCAGCTTGCTGGGTATCTTCTGTCTCTATCTCTTTCTCTATCTCTTCTCTATCTCTTATCTTCTCTGTGTTACAAGTCGTTACCGACTCGTTACCATGTAACGCCTCACCGTTACCCAGTAACGCTTTTTGTAACGCTTCGCCCTGTAATTCCGCTGCCTTCCTCTCTCTGAAACGCCTTACTCTCTCAGCGCTTTCGCTCTCTGAGCCTATCAGACCGGCCACCGTTGTGATCTCGTACTTATTGGGGCCGACTTCTCTGATCAGGCCGAACCTGCTCATATATTGCAGCGTGATCCTGACATTGTCCTCGCTTTCATCCAGCTCAAGGGCCAGCTCTCCGGCGAGGTCGTCCTCAATGCCGTCGAAGTATATCAGGCCATCGGTCTTGAGGCTTAAAAGCTGGATCCGCTGGTAAATGATGACGTATGTGTCGCCGCCGGCAATTTTTCTCAGCTTCTTGATCTCCTTCTGATCGTAAAAATCCTCTTTGAGCCTCAGCCAGTAGTATCGCTTTGCCATGAGTCTGCGCCTCCTCCCTGTTTGTTTTCATTGGTGCCGCCTCCTCAAACCTTCACTCGACGGATTGCTCCGAGTGGGGCGGCTTCTTCTTGGGTGTTGCCCTTGGCCAGGTACTCAACAAGCGCGTCATAATTCAGCAAATGGCGTCGGCCGATCTTTACATAAGGGATCGCATCTCTTGTCAAAAGCGATCTGATAAAATTTAGGGTTACCTGTGTCTCTGGATCTTCTTGTTTTAGGAGCTTGAGAGCTTGCTCCGGATATCTCATGCGGGCCATACTCAACACCTCCCCGTAGCAGCTTCCACATTACTGGGGAGCTCGAACAGATCGGTGACAGGACAATCAAGAGCGTCAGCCAGTCTTTTTGCGGTGGCCGGATTTGCTGAAAATCCGCGTTCAAGTCGGCATATAGTTGAGGCGGCCACGCCTGAAACCTTTGCAAGGTCTACGCAGCTCCATCCGCGATTAACACGGGCCTGCTGGAAGTGTTCCAATTTGACTTTTAACATTGTTCATACTCCTTTCCTTGACTGTATGCCAGCTCAGCGTCTGGCTCTGTTCGTTTCGGGCTTTGGCTCCCGGGCAACAATAAAAGCCGCCGGGCTTACCAAATAGACCCATGTTATGGGTTGTATTCGGCAGCTCGACGGCTCAAAGGTTGATTCTATGGTAACCTGTGAGGTTGTCGACCGGTACGGGGGAGCGGCTTATTCAGGCCGCTGCCACTTAGGTGTGATCGCTGGTGGACTTGGTTCCCTGTGCGAGTTTTGAACTCGTCGCACAGTTTCCCGCGCCATTCCTACCCGGGCGATCCCCGGGGGCCTGCCTTCATCAGTGCCGGGAGGCCATTCCCGGCAGACGCCCGGCGTGGGCGTTTCGGCTATATGTAGAGTTGACTTGCTCTGGCCATCTGGAAGTCTATCACCTTGGCTCCGGTTCTGACAGCTGCGGGATGCATCAAGGCTTCATTCTCTTGACCGTGCAATCGGTTGGAAATCAATAACATCATGGCTATGGCCTTGGTTTGGTCGCTTGCCATGCTCCATTCCTTCAGGAGCTCCTCCTTGTTGATCATGACGATCGTGTCTCCCGTGTAATAAAATGGCTTTGATTGCTTTCTCTCTAATCCTGTCGTCAGAGCTGCCTCGCGTCTGAAGGCGGCCCAGTCATTATAATCACGATCAGAGAACTTTCCGATTTCGGCAATGAGTGCCGCAACAAACAGGTGGATGCCGTCATCTCTTAATTCATAGCTGAAGTTTGTGGGGGAGATCTTGACATCACCAACAGAGACGATCCTGTAACGCTCTGGATCTTGCTTTACGGCTCTGGCCAGCATAAATGGCTTCTCGTATTTGAGAGCCGGGAATAACTCGCAGATCTTCGATGGATCACGCCTCTCCGTCATATGTATCGTGATGTTTGGCACTGGTGTCTCGTTAATGAAAATCTGTTTCATGGTGTAGCCCCCTTCTATGAAGATGATCGCGCTGGCTTTTTGTAAATTCTATATCGTTGTTTCACAACTTATTCGTATTATATCACACCGAAATACTATCGTCAACAATCTATTGCAATTTTGTTTCATTTCGTGTAATATATCAGCAAGAGGTGATAGTATGCCAGCAAGAAAAGTTTCTGATGATTTTGCCGCTTCATTCTCCCGACGGTTGACTGCTCTGCGTGAGCGGAACCGATATACACAAGCGGCGGTGGCTGCCGGGGTTGGTGTTGCAGCTTCCTCGATCGGCTATTATGAAAAAGGGGAGAAGATCCCGAACGCTGAAATATTAGCGAAGTTATGCCAATTTTATCACGTTCCAGCTGACTATCTGCTTGGTTTTACAGATGACGCCGGTGTTGCAGATCTGCCGGAAGGGCCCACAAAAGACGACGCCAGCAGGCTATTGGATGAAGTCGCCATGCTGATCGCTCGTGAGAGTCGGGTTGATTATGACCGGAATATCCTCGGGCCAGTTGCTGACATCATCGAACGGATAGGCGGGCTCATAGCTGATGCGGACGAGTCTTTTGCAGAGCTCCGTGAGAAATATCCAGCCTTTTCCCGTAGTGATCCCTATGGTTCCATGGGAGCAGATATTAAGTCGCTTACGGAGGCCATGCTCGGCCTTTCAAAAATGCCGGAGGGTCTGGGGCAGTTCCTTACTGAGTACCGCGAGCGCAGCCTTGACGTTACAAGGGTTGCAAGAGACGACATTCACTTTATTCGGCAACGTGTCGAGGTGGCGATCTGCAAAGCCCTGACCGGTGGATTTACTGAGCATGTTGAAAATGTTAGAGGAGGTGGAGGTAATGGCAACAGTAACAAAGAGGGGAAATAGTTACAAAATAACAGTCTCATGCGGTTACGATCTTAATGGTAAGCAAATCAGGCAGCACATGACATGGACGCCAGCTCCCGGCATGACAGCCCGCCAGATTGAGAAGGAGCTCGAGCGTCAAAAAGTTCTATTTGAGGAGCAGGTCAAGTGCACCACAACGCACGACGGAAACATAAGGCTCAAGGAGTTCACAGACAAATTTCTGAAGGACTACGCATACCAGAACTTGAAGGCTAAGACAGCTTTCGGATATGAGAAGCGGATGGAGGTGATCAATCAGGCCATCGGACACATTAAGCTCAAGGATCTGAAGCCCGGACACATCGCCTCGTTTTACAGTAACCTGCAAGAGGAGGGGATGCGGGCCAGAGAGCTCGCCACTATAAAAATTGATTTTTCCAAATGGCTGAAGGAGCACAACATGACCATGGCCGCCATGGCTGAAAAGACGGGCGTTTCTTTGTGGGTATTTAAGAAGCTGAAAAACGGAGAGAGTATTGCCAGAGACTGCACGAAGCCCATCGCCGAGGTCATGGGTATGGAAGTAAACCAGCTTTTCACTCCCAAAAAGGACATGACACCACTGGCCGCCGGCACTATTCACACATTTCACCGTGTTTTGTCGGCCGTACTGTTCCGTGCGGTAAAGTGGGGATATATTCAATCCAATCCAGCCGCGCGTGCAGATCTTCCTTCGATCGCTAACCGGCGGGCTGCATATCTTGACGAGCCGGATGCGCGTCGCTTGCTGGAGCTGCTGAAGGACGAGCCGATCAAGTGGAGGACGATCGTGACCTTTGACCTACTCTCTGGGCTCCGTAGGGGCGAGCTGGCCGGGCTGCGGTGGCAAGACGTGAACTCTGAGGAGCAGACCATTATCATCCGTCAGACTTCAAACTATCTACCGGGCAAAGGGGTGTATGTGGACACGCCAAAGACCACGACCTCCAATCGACCACTCAAACTATCGCGCAGCGCCTTCCTCCTCTTGATGGAGTACAAGAGATGGCAGGATGATCAGAGGGATGCATTAGGGGACGCATGGAAGGATAAGGATGGACGTATATTTACTACTGATGATGGCGCTCCAATGTTCCCGGACAGTATAACCCAGTGGTTTTCTAAGTTCGTGAAGCGGACAGGATTGCCGAAGGTGACAGTGCACTCCCTTCGACACACATATGCCAGCCTTATGATATCGGATGGCGTACCGCTTGTCGTAGTCTCTCACCAGCTCGGCCACGCGCAGACCAGCACCACGGCCAATATTTACGCCCATGTTATCGTCTCGGCCGAGGCAAGGGCAGCACAGACCTTCGATAAGTTCAACGATATCATCGTTCAAGAGGAGGCTCCCAAAAAGCCAACTGAGAGCCGAAGAAAAATACGGAAAATAGGATAA